CCTCGGCCGAGGTGGTAGAGCAGATTGCGGCGATCATCGAGGAGGAGCGCAGGCAGAAGCTCGAGGAGTACAAGGGTTACCTCAATGCTCTCTCGGACGAGTATAGACTAGAGATGCCACGCGACCGCTACCTCCTACACTTTGGGCTCGACACGGGTAAGACGATCGCTCTCGAGGCTAACGGATTCCGCCCGACACTGCTCGGGGCGCGTAGGGATTACGATTGCTTTGACCCCTCGCTGCGTGAGTGCAGCATCTCCGAAAAGTGGACAATTAAGTACGACCCGGACGACCTCGATACTGCCCTTGCAGTCAATGCGGACGGCTCGCGTCAGTACCTCCTTGAGGCTAAGGAGGAACAACCGATGGCTCTTGTGGAGCGCAAGCCCGGCGACGCTGCCAAGTTGGCACGCATCGAGGCGTACAATAAGGAGCTGGAGCGCAAGCAGGTAGCACGTCTTACTAGCTGTTACGATATAGCGGCAGGGGTGATTGATCAAGCTAAGATTAAGGGCTTTTTGGGTGGCTGCCTGCTGGTGGATAGCAAGGGACAACACAAGGATCAACGGAGTAAGGAGATCGGTACAATGAGTGAGGAGGTAGACTATGAGGAGGACTACGAGGAGATTGTAACCTCACAGGTAAAGGATGAGGGAGATACCGCCCTCGAAAGAGAAAAAAAATGGCTTAAAAAACTATGATTAAACGGCGATTAATCAAAGGTTAAACAGAGATATGAGACGGAGAGAGATTGTATTAGACACTATCAAGACGGTATGGATCTTGATTACGGGGCTGTCCCTAATGGCAGAGCCTCGCGAGGACTTGAGTGCGCTTGCCCTTGCCCTCTATTACCTCGTAGTGATGGGCAACTTTGTGGCTGCATGGAGCTACTTTGCGCGACACTCACTGCCGCGCTGGATCGAAAGAAAGTCAAGAAATAACTAATCATATGGACAAGCGAGAAATAACGGAACAACTCAGAGCGTATGTTGCGCTCAAGGGGAGTCAAAAAAAGGCGGCAAATAGCCTCGTAGGCGTATCGAGTGCGACGATTAACAAGATCCTCAACTCGACGGACTTAGAGAGCATCTCGGAGGAGATGTGGCGCAGCATCGAGAAGCAGACACGACGCAAGGAGTCGGGCTGGGTGCTGGCCGAGACACAAGCATATCAAGAAATGACCTTTTTGCTCTCCTCTGCGCAGCGTGATAGCCTTGTGGCAGCGGTGGTAGGCGAGGCTGGAAGCGGTAAGACAGAGGCCTGCAGGGACTACGCCTCGAGGGGCAGGAGTATCTATCACCTAGTCTGCTCGGAGCACTGGAACCGCCGCACCTTTGTGGCTAAACTCTTAAAATCGATGGGTGCGAACGTAGCGGGCTGCACAATTAATGAGATGATGGAGGACGTGGTGGAGACACTAAGCAAGACGGACAGCCCCCTCCTTATCCTCGACGAGGCGGATAAGCTGAGTGATCAAGTGCTCTACTTTTTTATCACCTTGTATAATCAGTTGGAGGGGCGTTGCGGTATTGTCCTCTGTGCTACCTCTTACCTCGAGAGTCGTGTTAGACGGGGGCTGCGTCTTGGTAAGCGAGGCTATCAGGAGATATACAGCCGTATCGGTCGCCGCTTTGTTGCCCTCGAGGGTATCAGTGAGGAGGATGTAGCGGTAGTGTGTCGCGCTAACGGCATCGAGAGCGATCGCAAGATACGCGAGATCAGCAAGGAGAGCGAGGGCGACCTGCGCAGGGTTAAGCGAGCTATATGGGTAGCTAAGAGTGAGGCTGCAGCGTAAGGATGAGACGAGCATACTCTAATAGTAACGTACTTACCGCACAGTTTACCTTGGCGGATTTCGGGGGCGCGTGGCGTGACCATCTCGGGCTGCCGGCTCTACAGGGTATGTGGTTTGTCTATGGTAAGAGCGGGAGCGGCAAGACCACCTACTGCTTGCAGCTCGCTAAGTACCTCACGGAGTTTGTCCGCAAGGTGGCGTACAACTCCCTCGAGCAAGGGTTGTCGCCCGCTATGCAGCAAGCGTGGAAGCGTGCCGGGATGGCGGAATGCGGCAATCATATTATGCTGCTAGATCGGGAGCCACTCCCCGAGCTCCGCAATCGCCTTGCCAAAAAGCAATCCCCGGATGTGGTCTTTATCGACTCTGTGATGTACCTCGAGGATGCACCGGCTAGCGAGCTCATTGCCTTGCGGCACGAGTACCCTAGCAAGCTCTTTGTCCTTATCGGTCAAGAGCGAAACGGGGACGCATACAATAGCAAGCAGATTAAGCTCAAGCACGATGCGGATATCAAGGTGAGAGTGGTAGGAGGGATCGCACGATGCGAGACTCGCTACTCAACAGAGGATGGCTACGGAGGGGCGGATTTTGTCGCCTTTGAAGCAAGGAAAAAGAAATTTAACGCAGAATTTGATACGGAAAATGGGACAAATCAGAATTGAGGGCATACGCTGGTCGTCGTGTGATCAGCGTACATGGCTCGGGACAACACCCTACATGTTCTACACGATAGAGCCCGGGGTGCGTGGTTGGGTACTCGACGCAGGAGGGGGTAAGGAGACCTACCCCACCATCGACGCCGCAAAGCAGCGCGCGCTGGAAGACCACGTAAGCAGGGCTAAGCAGGCACTCAGGATTAAGGGATGGAAATACGACGAAAGGATAGGAGGAGTATGAATCACTCAATAGGTTGGACCCCCTGGGAGGGGGATATCATGGTAGACGTATCTATCACGATTAGCAACATCAAAGGTATAAGACGAGATGATCTGGTAACCTTACTCAATGAGTTTAAGGATCGATTAGAGTCTGTGGAAGTTTCTGTACACACTCCGGGTCCCGATGGAGAGCGCGAGGAATTGGAGCCCATGGGCGCAATGGTGATGTGTCATCAGCCGTTGACGCAATTATATGCAACCCATCAAAGGTCACATAATCATAGGTCATGTATCTTGCGAGATCGCAAGCATGTTGGACAGCACCGAGAAAATAATGATAGGAGTGTACATCATGGAAGTGGGCGTCAATGTCTAGAGTCCAAGTGTGCTTATATGGATAAGAGTTGGTCTCTTCGGAAGGATCGACCTTTTCGGAGATCTCATAACACCTCACAAAAGAGTCGGAAAGATGAGACATCTTAATCATACTTCTGACAACTTGTACCAAATGATCAAGCTCAGGGATTGTTCTGTAATTAGGTGCCTCCTTCTCCTTGTCGTGCCTAAAAATATAAGTCGAAATACGAACTCTCATTATAATTTGTAATTAGTTACCAATGCAAATATACAGATAAAATGAAAGAAACTAAGGTGATGGATAAGATCCACAAGGATCTCTTAAAAAAATACCATACTCTCGCGGGCCAGCTGGGTATGACGGACGAGGACAAGCGGGCTCTCCTCTCTCAGTACAACGTAGAGAGCAGTGTCGACCTCTCGCAGCATCAGCTTGTCGACGTGTGCGCTTGCCTCTCAAGGGAGATTGAGAGACAGTGTGGGCATCAATCAATGGATGCGCTGCGTAAGCGGCTTATCGCAGTTGTCGGCAAGTACCTTAAGGCGTGCGGTAAGAGTGATGTTACTATCTCTTACATCAAGGCGACCGCCTGCAGGGCAGCGGGGATACGCGAGTTTAATCGCATTCCCCGGGAGCGACTCCGCTCGCTCTATGGGGCGTTTATGCTTAAGCTCAAGGATATTAATCGAGTAGAGGCAATGTATAAGGAGGCAAGGAGATGATGATACTAGTCATACTAGGCGTGCTCGTGTTACTCGTGCACTCATGGATATGCGGATTGCTTGTATTAGGCCTTGTTAAGTATTTTAAGCGTGATGACAAATGGGGCAGGGCAGGAGATGTATTTATCGGGATGAGCTTAATTAGCTCGGCTGTGCTCGATGCTGTAGGTATATACAAACTAATAACACTATAAGATTATGATTACAAAACTGCATTATGAGGTCAAGGTACGCTATGAGCGTATAGACGACCTCGGCAAGGCAAAAAAAGTAACAGAGGTCTATATCGTCTCTGCTCACATGTCGCAAGACGTTGAGATCGCAATACTTAGCGAGCTTAGCTCTTATCGAGATGTCGAGATACTCGGCATCAAAAAGGTCAAGATCGAGCAAGTAGTTGCCTCTTATGATCGCGATAAGCATCGCGACAAATGGTATCGCGCTCGATGCGCAGTGCTGGAGCTTAACGAAAAAAATGGGTGTACTCGACGTACGTCGATATCAATAGTAATCAACGCAGACGACTTTGACGACGCTGCGGCATCTCTGCAAAAATGGCGAGGTATGATGACGAGTGATATAGAGCTGCTAAGCCTCTCGATTAGCACAATTAAGGGGTGGTTGATATGATAATAAAAAGAATCATTAAAACAATAGGTAGAAAAATGGGAACAAAAAAGGTAGACTCTAGGGTCTGTAATATCAAGGTATATGTAGGTGGTAAGAGTGCCGAACTACAAAAAAAACTATTTGAACTTGGGTGCAAGTGGCATGATGGAACAAGACATATACAAAATACTGACTTCCCCTTTTTGTATGTCAATCAAGAGGGAATGATCCTGGAGGGGCATTGGATGGACGTTTTTGTTTTTGATTCGAATCGCGAGGAAAATGTGGATAAAGTCCTAGCAATGCTCCCTGTCTCAGAGGAAGATGAAGCATGCCCATTTAAGGCCTATGACCGTGTGCTCGGACGCGACAGAGAAGACCTGGAATGGAATATTGATCTCTTTGTGAGGAAGGCAGAAGAACCATATAAATATAGGTGTTTTAGGCACTTCTATAAATATTGTATACCATATGCTGGGAACGAGCATCTTGCCGGTAGGATTAACTAGACAGAAATAAAGATTATGGAAGAACAAGTAACGATGACGCCCGAGGAGCGGGCTGAGTATGAAGAATTTAGGGCGCAAAAAGCCCGTGAACGTGAGGAAGCAGCGCGTAAGCAGCAACGCGAGGAGTACGCTCGTCTTGTTGATGATGAGGTCGCTGCAGCGGTCGCACAATTGAGAGAGCTTAGCGAGCAGATGCGTCTCATCAAGGATACCATCTACGATAATTTTAAGACGATTATCGAGATGAAGGGTGAGGTAATGCACCTCACGCGTGAGGGCGGACAGCATACGCATACCTTTACCTCGTCAGACTCGCACTATCGGATAACGCTCGGTAATCGTGTTGTGGACGATTACAGGGACACAGTAGAGGATGGTATTGCGATCGTGACAAGGTATCTGCAGTCACTAGCAAAGGATCAGGATAGCGCAGATCTTGTCGAGACGGTGATGCATCTCTTGTCGCGTAATAAGCGCGGAGTACTGCAACCCTCGAGAGTAATACAGCTCCGGCAGCTCGCTGAAAGGCGGAAGGATGATGTCCTCCTCGAGGGGGTTAAGATCATCGAGGAGTCGTATCAACCTTATGCGTCGAGGACTTTTGTACAAGCTCAGGTTAAGGAGGCAACGGGCTGGGCGACCATCCCCCTCAATATGACAGAGGTATGAGCAGGGGTATACGTTTTACTCCATCCGGTAAGGGATTTGTTGCAGTGGTAAGCACTGCAGCAGCAAGAGATAGACGTATCCCTACCACTCGCAAGGAGTGTGTGATGGAGGGGGGATTGCGTTTTGTGCTCCATCTCACAGAGCGAGAGTGGCACAACATAGAGGTGCTCTCAGAGGGAGCAGCACCTGAGGGTTAGTTAGTTTCTTATTTTAGTTTGTTGGGGTGCTACGTCGGGAGATGCAGCACCCCTTTTTGTTTACAATTCGGGCGATTTTGTTTACACTTCTGCGCTCCAAATGTTATATAAACGTAAATCTTATACATGGCGAGTATTTTGTGGTAGAAATGTATTGCAGGTATGAAATATATTACTACCTTTGTAGTGTCAAAAGAGACAGAACAAAAAGAAACGAACGAAAAAAGAAAACGAAAATGACAACGATCGAAAAACTACAACAACTCGGAGCTGGTCAGTACATTGACTTTACGATTGAAGGAACAGACAGCGCACTAGAATGCTACCTCTGCAGCGACAGACACGCAGACGCCATTAAGTCTATCCGCATCCTCAACGTAGAAGGTACAGGATTGGTACTCGAAGTCGAACTCGGTGAGATCATGATGTTTAAGCCTACCACAGTTTACATCTCAATCGAAGAAAAGGAAATAATGGATCCAGTAGAAGCTAGCGAGATCCGTAGGAGCAACGTAGAGGTACTCTACTCAAGCAATGTAGACGACGAGAAGGAAGAAGCTGCAGAGGAGGAAGTAGTAGAAATCACAACTACTTGGCACAAGGCAACCGACAAGATCGCAATGACGTACGCACAGATTAAGTATATCGATGCCCTTGCGACAGAGGACAATATCGAGGGCTGGGATTTCCCATCGAACACCAACGCTCAGCGAAGTCTTACTAAGTATGATGCGTCAGAGATTATCGATGCGCTCAAGAGCGGTAAAAAAGTAGTAATTAAGTAAGTGATAACAACCCGGGGGTGGGCAACCACCCCCACAACAATAAAGGATATGAAAACTCTAACAAAAGAACAAGTAATCGAGCTAGTAAGCAGTGCAGATGGACTCTTAATCGCAACAAATGCAGGAGAGAGACACATCAATGGATGGTACGAGTGTGTCGAATTTGCTCAGACCCTTAAGGATATGCATTTCGATGGCTTTGTGTCCGAGGACAAGGCTCCTGCAGATATAACAGAATCACCTGAATACGAGCCCGAGTGGGGAGTGTATAAGTTCAGTACCCCGAGCTGCACAGATAGTGATATCTACATTAATATCGGCGAGTAAGACAACAAGGGGGCGGGCATCCACCCCCGCTAAGTGAAAAGAATATGGATAACAGATTTAGGCTGTCGATTATTGATACTACTCCTGCATACGTAGAGGAGCTCGGAGAGTATGAGGATTGTATAGAGCATATCGTCTCTTTTTGTGACTGCGAACCTCTCGATGCGTTTAGACAAAGCGAAATAAAGACTGCTCTCGCATCACGAGGTGAAGAAGAGTTTGAGATCTCTATCGTTGAGACGAAAGAGACATATTACATCAACCTCAATACGGGGTTGGGTTGGGGCAGCTACGATAAGGGAGAGTGGACGTTGTACCGTGCTGCTAAGCATCAATGCTTTGACATGTTTGACAATTGATATAATTATGGTATGACAAACAAGGAGTTTGGGGCGATTCTGCGTACGCTGCGCGAGGAGAGCGGTATTACGCAGTATCGACTCATTAAGGATAAGATAGTGACGAGTGCAACTCAGCTACAGGATATCGAGGAGGCGAGACGGGACGTACGTCTCTCAACGCTGCTGCGACTGCTTGAGGCGTACGGCAAAGAGATAAAAATCATCGACAAGGGTGCTACAGATACGGCAAAATGATTACCTTTGCGTTGTCAGCAATGACGTCGCACCCTTCAGGGTGCGTGAATTGAAACGATTACAACACTATCGTTTTCGATTTTTCGATCGTTAGGGGAGGCTTTAGGGTCTCCCCTTTTTTGTACCTTTGTGGCGAAATTAGAAAAAGAAAACTTATGAAAACTCTATCAATTAGGAGCTTATTGCTCGTAGTGTCAGTCTTGATGCTGACAAGTTGTGGTGCTCGCTTTGTGCCCAAAACTTTTAATTATCCGGCTAAAAATACCTCTCAGCCGATCCATCTGTCCTATGACAAGGTGTGGAGTGGGGTTGTGGATTTTTTTGCGGAGAACAATATCCCGATTAGCACGATCGAGAAATCAAGTGGGCTTATAATCTCATCTCCCACGCAATTCCCCGCCTCTTATTGGATCACTGACGAGCAACGACTATACAATCCTGAGGCTTACATAGCAGTACAGGAGTTGTCAGATGTTAAGCTAGACGGTACCGGGATGCGTGCTACCGCTGGCTGGAATGTGCGTGTACGACAAGTATCTGAGGAGTATACTGAGATACAAGTCAATATTGCAACACCCCTTGTGCAAATTTTACTCCTAAATCCTAACACTTTTCAAAACGAGTGGCATAATACGATCTGTGAGGCTCGCTCAACGGGCGTATTTGAAAAACATCTTGCTGCTTACATATTATCTAAGTATAATAGATAGTGAGATAACCCCATATTGTTTGAGACCACCCCGCAGAGGGTGGTTTTTTTTTATCACTTGATTTTGGCTTTTATGGAGCCTAGGAGGTCGAGGTGAGATAGGGTTTGGTCGATAAGTTTAGCAAATGCCTCATCGGTGTACTGTGATATGCCGGCGAATTGGCGTTGGGGTATGTCAATATGGGTCTTTTTTGTTAGAGCGCAAGCCTTGTATATGGGGTCTTTTGTCTCTTTGTAGCGTGCCCAAAAAAAAGCCCGCATCTTGGGGGTGATGGGTATCCGTCCCCCCTCATTATGGATGTTGGCATAAGGTAAAGGACTGCTTACCTCGACTTGATTACCCACCGCCGTGTGGTGGATACTATTGCGGAGCATGGAGCTACTGATTAAGAGGTTGGCCGAGATGTTGGAGGGCTTCCACGCCCGACCTCCCCATTGCTTGGTGCGGAAAGCGTGGGCGGTCTCTTGCTCCATTAGTAGTGCAAGCCCCCGGGCTAGGGCTGCCTCTATTTTCGACTTTTCGAGTTCCATCGATTGTTTATTGATAGTTTATTCTTATCTTTGTGCTAAGAGAGTTTTGGCGTGTATGCGCGAGTAAAGTCAAGCTGCCCCTCTCTATAGACCTCGAGTTGCGTTCTTACAACTCGAGGTTTTGCATTTTAGTAATCATCCATTCTAAGTCTGTGCCCTTGTTTGCAGGGATGTGTAATACTTTTTCCCCCCGAACTAGGTATATATCCTCGAATATTCCATCCGCAAAATCTGCTTTCCTGCGCGCAATTTTTTGGGCAGTTTTTTTGTAGTTTATGTACTTAGGCTTGTACTGTTTATTGTAGTCATAGATAATAACTTTGCATCCTTGCTCTTTAGCAGCCTTTGCTCCATTAGTTATGCCGTTTATGTCTTCAAGCCTTTTGGCATCTCCAATTCTCCCATTAATCAGATACTCGGCATTTTTGCAACTCCCATTTATCTGCTCTTTATGTTCTCGGACGCGAATATCAAGATTCGGGAATGCTTTAGCGAGTATAAAGCCTGTTTTTATGTTGTCTTCTATTTCTGATTCGTCTGCTTTTTGGTGTACCTTGATTGTTGTACCATTCTCGTCTTTAATAGTAATAAACCCCTCCTTGTCAGGTTTGTTGTTAAGTAGGTTGCGGAGCACCTCGCATTCCTCGTTTTTGTCAAGTTTGGCGGCGAGTTTGTCGCCGCTAATGGCGCAATGCCGGATACCCCGCTTGCTGTAGTAGGGGTGGCGGTCCGAAAAGATACGCTGCTCCTTGCCCGGATTATACCTAAATAGCTCAGATTTGCCTGAGGTCGACTCCATAAACGCGTTGGTCGCCTCGTCGCTGTTGCTGTAAGGGTGCGAGCCTTTAGCAACACGGAGGACACGGCAACGGCAGTTCCAGCCGTTAGGCGGGTAGGCAATCGCCCAAAAGGGGTCATCGACCGGGAGGCAAACTCCCTCGAGGGCAGCGTGATCGGGGCGTACATTGCTGTCTCCTACCGTCTCATAGAGGAGGTCGATATGCTCCTTATCCTTTTCGATTTCCGCCCATCGCGCAGCCGCATCGGCCGTTCGGACGGCATAGTTGTACTCTGCCTTAAGCCATGCCTTGTTGTACTTGTCTCGCACCTTAAGCGTGTCTTGGTAAAACTCACTAAAGCTCTTTAGTGAGCCATCCGGGCGCAATAGACGCTCTGCTGACTCCTTAAGCTCGTGGTAGGTTCTAAATCCCGAAAAAATGTACAAATCCTTGCGCAGCGCATCCGCCATCTTGGGAGGGACGCGCTCTGAAATCGCCCCTGAAAAGTAATCCGCCGTCTTACGGATCACTCGTTGGATGGGACGCTTAGAGAGGAGCTCGGGTGTCATCTTAAGCGCGCTGTGGACAACGTTAAACGCTGCTTTGATGTCCTTATCGGTAAACGGATTGGCGGGCTCGGAGTCGTGCGCTAGATGCTCAGGACAGGCGCAGAGGGGCGATTGGTAGAGGTCGGAGAGTTGGCGATCGAGCTTGCGATACCTACTCCCCGTCACCCGAAAAAATCCTCGTCTCCTTGTGCATTGAGTTGAGCGTGGAGTTGAGGGGTGGCGTCGTTTTTACGTGCACCTGTGATCTCGATGCCGAATTTATTTTTTACCCATTTTGGGTCTACCTCATAATGAGGGAGCAGCTGCATGGTGCGGGTAAACAGCGTATCCAAGTCCTCCTGCTCAGGGTAGGCAAAGCGTAGCCCTGAGGGGATAATACCGAGTTGCTCGAGAGCTGGTAGGACGGCATTATTGACGACCTTAGTAAGGGTCTTACGGTCTGCGTTGCACTTGCTCTCGAGGAGCTTAAGGGAGGTCTCCTCCTTAGAGCGGTTGCCGTTGCGGGTGTCTTGCCCGATGACCGCTCCGCAGATTTTAAGCGATACGGATTGTTCGGCGGCCGCTATAATCCCCTGAAAAATAGCTCCATTATCCGCCATCGAGGCAGCAAACTCCATCTCCTCAGCGACATCGATTACCGCCCAGTTGTTCGCGCCCATCCGCTGCATCATCGATACCGCACGATTAAACGCCTCAGTGTCCGAGGTATCCATTTTGAGGATGCGAGGAGGGATGCCGTATATCTCACAAAACTCGCTCCAAGAGGCTTTTGCGCACCGGCGAAAGATGGTGTCGGGGATGCAATCAAAGAGGATACCGAGGTCGTCGGGGGCTCCTGCCTCAATGAGCGATACCCCATACTCCGCTATCTCCCGATAACGGATGCCGTCTGAGTCGCTGGTATCGCGGAGTAGCAGTCCAATCCCGGGCATTACGTGCCTACGAGGTATCAAAATCGGGGTAAAAAGGTCACTCTCGGAGTGCTGCAGCTCGATAAGCGAGTGCCCCCAAAAGGGGGTGGTCATAAGGAGCTCGAGGAGGTCGCCGAATGCCGTCGACTCTTGCAGGAGTTGGGTCGTCTGCTCGTCGACTTTGTCTCGATCTCGCAGGATGACAAAGGGCTTTGCGAGTGATTTTTCGATACGCAGATCCATCTGCGCGGAGAGGTGGGTGTCGTGCAGGAGGTCCTCGACGAGGTCGGAGATTCGCACGCGTCGAGGGAAATCGGGACGGGTGGCATCGCGTTTAGCGTTGCGCCAATCTGCCATATCTTTGGCAACTTGGCTCGCCTGCTTACGGATGAGTGTTGATGCTATCTCTCCGCCTGCTTTGAGCTTGCTCTTTTGGGTCTTGGTGGTCTTGGTAGGTGTGTTGGGCATGGTAAGTATCGATTAGTACTCAAAATCTTTTTTAGCTCGGCTGCCCATGGCGAGGGTGGCCGTGGGTTTCCCGTCTTGCCCCCTGAGTGGGGGGAGGGAGGGGAGAGAGATATGCGCACGCGCAATATCGGAGAGGTAGGCGGTGTGCTCTCGGTACATGGCGACAACGCGGTCAAATGCCATATCCACATTGTGGCGGCGCATGATGTAGTAGAGGGCTATATCTTTGATGATCTCTTTTAGGTCAGCAAGGCTGGGGGCGTCGCTTGGCAGGGCTTGTATGGCTGCAATGTCGTAGCGAGTTGCAAGATAGGAGAGCACTTTAGCCTCGGCAGCACGGAGGCAGGCAAGTGATATCTCGGGGGTGTTGTCGGTCATAGCGTCAAGTTTATATTGGTCGACTACGGTATTAAGCTCTTGTAGTGTTACTAGCATAGTATTAGTGGATAATGATACAGTAGATGATACAGTGGATGATAGAGGCTGCTCGTTAGTAGTGTCTGTTTGTCTTAATGTTAATATGGTAGCGGTTGCCTTCGTCGCCTGTGGCGCGGTGGTTGAGGAGCCATATTGCCCCCTCGAGGGCATCCGGGGCGTCGTCGTGCACCTTGCTCCCTCGTTCAGTAGCAAGTAGCTGCTCGACGAGTACACGCATTCCCTCGCTCTCCTTTTCCGCGGCATTAAATACCACAAAACCGCGCTCAAATAGAGGCTGCATCGACTCTATGCGCGAAAACTTATCGGGCTTTTTACGCTTGTCCTTAGTGATGGCGATTTGATGGCCACGGATTGCGCCCTCCTTGCTAAACTCGTCAATTAGGAGGTCTTGTATTAGGTTGGACTCCATCCAATAACGCACGTGCTTATCCTTAGCGATCATCTGCTCAATGTCGTAATGCCATCCCACCATGTTTTTGACCGTTGTCTGTGCTGCGTAAGCACGGAGTACGTGGTAGTATCCATCCTTTGTCTTACCTACGAGCATTGTCGCCTTGTAGTCATTCTTCGTGCTGCTCTTCCAGCTCGGGTCGGTGTAGGCATAGATACGAGCGTACTGCTTAAGAGGGAGCATGGTACCCCACTTGATCCATTCACGCTTAAATACCGCCCCCTCGGTTACCGGGGCATTGAGATACTCCTTTGCAAAGTTGTTCTCCCCCATGGTCGTCCGGAGCTCCTCAATCTCCTCTAGGGTGTAGTTTTCTCGCCATGAGGGGAGCCCGTTTTTATCTAGGATGTTAACCACGGTATGGTAGATTTTGGGACGCTCAGCGTATCGAGCAAGGATGGAGGTCTTGTTGATGCGGTTGCCGACCATCGTCCAACGGCCGCGCCCTGCTGCCATGGTACCAAACAGGGCGGACATCATCCAATTGTACGCTTTTGTAACTCGTGCCTCATTTTCGCACAACTCGTCATCGTCGATATCGTCAATCACGATATAATCGGGGCGTCGACCTCGCTTTTTTAGGCCTCGAGGGCTTTGGCCACGGCCGAGCGCGACAAAGGTCGTCCCGTCCGATATGCTAAACCGACCACTCTGCCACTCCGTCCCCTTGTCCGTTTTGACCCCAAAATCGCGGCTGTAGGCCTCGTTGTTGGCGAGCTCCGCTTGTAGGTCTCCGAGCAGCGACATCGCCGCATCCTCACTCTTAGACACGATGACAAAAAAGCTAAACCCTGTCGAGAGCCCGGCTATCGCTCGCGCCTTTATCCATAATGGTATCAAGCACCCGATGTGCGTACTCTTAGCGTGACCACGAGCCCACTCGAAGAGGGCGCGGATACGGTCATTATCCGCAAGACGCCCCGCTGCGTCGACCTGAAATTCCCCACAATCGCATGTGGCGAGCTGCGGAAAGTAACGACGGCAGAAGTAGTTGTAGTCTCTGAGAGCGCGCTTGATGCGCGCCTCTCGCTCTCGCTCGGTCTCGTTGAGGGCAAAGTCGGTGGAGAGGATAAGCGAGACACGCTCGCTCCATCGCTCTAGGACCTCCTTAGATATCTTCTTTTTTTTGATGGTGGACATGGTGTTTTTAATGGTTAAACGGCGGTTAAACGGGGGTTAATGCTAGGATAGCTTGTGGTATTTAGCCTCCTTGTTGAGGAGGCCAACAAGGGTACGCCCCTCGATCTTAAAGGCGACCTCTCCGCCGTGATGATTAGAGCTTGCAGGGGTGATATACTCTCTCAGTTTACTGAGAGGAGCAATCACCTCAGGGTTGTTGCTCGCGCCGGCATACTCACCTACGAGGGCATAAGTCGGTCCACTTACTACACCCCCATTTGCAAAGGCGGTGGGGGTGGGGATGTTGGTGAGAGCGGCGATAATGGAGGCAACGGAGGCAAGGGCAAGCATCGGACCAACTACCGGGATACCGGCTTGGCTTTTTGCCGCCTCACTCGCTGATACGGAGGTGTTGGCAGCAAAAAGGCTAAGGAGTTGAGGGAGAGCCTCGGCAATGGTGCTAGCAAGACTAGCTCCCCACTGTAGCCACGCTCCCGCGGCTTGGAGCATTGAGTCCTCCATCTGCTGCCCTAGATTTTGCATGATGGCTCCTACGTTGCCCGCGAGCTTAGAGATCTGCGTAAAGGGCTTTTGTATCTTATCGACGGTCTTATCCCATGTCTGATGGATCTTGTTGAGGTATTTTTTATATCCCTCATAAAGCTCCTTAGGGGCATTGAGTGCCTCCTTGCTGATGAGTGCTCTAAGACTCTTGCTGTTCTCCGCCTTTGCCTCTTGTGACGTACGTCCGAGCGCGTCTCTCCGCTCTGTTACCTCTCCCTTGAGGTTGACGGTCTCTCCCCATTTTACCTTGACAAGAGGGAGGGCGTCCTTAGCCTGCGTGGATATTGTCCGCTTGAGGAGATCCAGCATCTCCTCATACTTGTCTATCACCTTCTGCAGCTCGACGGCCTCGGCCGCTGTGCTCTTATTGAGCTTCTCCTGCAGCTTTTGTATATTGTTCTGCAGCCCCTCAATAGTCGTAAGGTTGTAGACCTTCTCCTTGTCCTCCTTTTTGTCTTTGTCCTTGAGGCGGATTGTTGTTGTAGGATTAGTCTCTTTATCCTCCTCCTTTGCCCCTTTATAGCCAAGCTTGGTAAGCGATTGCCCTAGGATTTTCCCGCCATTTTTGGCGATGGAAAATAGATCCATCCCCTGTGTTTGCTTAGCAATATCTTTGGCGAGATCGGTGTTACCCGAGATCATGGCCATGATACTTTTGCCATTTGCTTGTGCCATAAAATTGGCGACTTGCGCACGGGTATTGTCGTCAAGGCTAGCAGTAAAGGCGTTGACCTTATCCGTCATTGCTTGGACGCCATCCGTAGGAGGAGCTCCAAAAACGGCATCCATCACCTTGCCGAGTAGCTCAAAACCATCGATAATGTGTTGTATCGGATTAAGCAGGTGGTTAAGTACGCTTATAACTGACTTAACGGAGGGAGATAGATTGTTAAACCAATCAATTACACTCCGTATCGCATCGATGACCCACCGCCACATGCGCGCAAGGATTTGTACCTGCTTAGCTAGCAGTTGCACGTAGAGCATCACGACCCCCTTTATGACCTTACCGACGGCCTCAAAGACGGGCATAAGATCGCCCTTAAGACTACTCCACAGTTTTTTGACACTCGCCCAGAGAGCATTTATCTCTTGCTTAAAGCCGTCGATATGCTTGTAAGCATAGACGACAGCAGCCACAAGAGCCGTCACCGCAATAATGACCGCTCCAATGGGATTTGCCGAGAGAGCAACGTTAAATCCGTGCTGTATCCCGGTTGCGATTATGGTTTTAAGGCCTAATCCGCGGATGGCATTACCGGCTTGCACGATGAGCGGCGTGAGCATCGCAAACTTACCTACCTGCTCGCCCACAATTGCCCCCATGGGGAGGATAGACCCCGTGACATTACCTAATGAGATTAACATCTCATCCATCTTAGCCCGTGCCACCTCCATCTTGTGCGCCCAGGTCTCGTTGCGGATTTCCGCCTGCTCGACGGCGGAGTTGGTACCCGTCACCTCAGCCGTCATCGCACGTACAGCATCGGCGTTTTCGAGGAGGTACTGCGCTGCCACGATATTCTCCCTGCCAAACGACTTAGCTAAAAAGGTGGCGCGCTCGGTCTCGCTACCCATCGTATTGAGCTTGTGTCGGATGATGTCGAGCCCCCCTGCAAAGCCTGTTTTACTGATGTCGATACCGAGTTTCGTCTGCATCGCGATAAGCATGTTACGCATCGCCGTACCTGCTTCCGCCCCCTTTGTGTTGTTCTGCGCGAGGATCTCGAGAGCTGCTGCTGTCTCCTCAAGGGCGACTCCGGCACTGTGCGCAGCTGCCCCCGTTACCTTAAAGGACTCGGCAAGGTCTACAACCTCCGAGCCCCCGGCTCTTGACCCTGCCGCAAGGACATTGACCACGCGGCTGGCCTCCGAGGCCTCGTACCCAAATTGGTTGATTGTGCCGGCCACGGCATTGGCCGCATCCTCGAGGGGCAACGCCCCTGCCTGAGCAAGCAAAATCGTCTGACGCTGCAACTCCTTGAGTTGCTCGATAGGTACATCGATCTGACCTGCGAGGATGGCAAAGGCACGAGCCGACTCGGCAGCCCCTAGCCCGGACTCCATCCCCACCTTGCGGGCGGTCTTGGTCAAGTCCTCGAGCTCCTCACCGACCGATCCTGTGATGGCGGACAAGTCCGCCATCGACTGCTCAAAGGTGATGGCCGGCTCAGCAAGTTCCCCGAGCGCGCCTGTCACCATTTGCACCTGTTGGATAATCGAGGTGAGCTCGATAGTGCGGAGCGCAGAGGCAAAGCGTTGCGCTGCACCAGCCCCCGTGGATCCAAAATTTTCTGTTTCCTTGGTGGCGGTCGTGGTCTTGGAGGTAGTCTCGTTGATCTCCTTTTCGAGCTCCTCCGCCTTGCGTTTCGCCGCGTCGTACGCCTCTGTCCCTTGCTTAACAAAACGGCCGTGCTCGTCACGCAGTCTCTCGGTGCTCTTTTTTACCTCGTTGACCTTGCTCGCGAGTTGCTCGGTAGCCTGCTGGGCACTGCTCGTATCGACCTCGATCCGTGCTTTGTATAGTTTATCGCTCATGTTAATCGTGGTCTAGGAGGCTGCCCTTTTGGATTTGTTGCTGTATGTAGACGTCTTGCATCCGGACGAGCTCCTGCACAAACTCTGTCGAGGTATGTAGCGTCTTGCCCTCTGCAATAAGCCAATCCCCGAACTCCGTCAGCACCCCTACCGTATCATCTAGGGTTGTCGAGCGATCTAGCTCCTTGACCTGCTTACATATCTTACTGATGGCGTCGGCCGTCTCAAGGGGGCTGCCTTTTTCGATGAGCGCGTCAAGTTGCCCGAGCAGTTTGCGGTACAGGGTCTTGGGGGAGAGTTGCTCGGCGTTGCGACGCTCCTGCCACGCCCCCTTTTTCTTCCACGCGCTCAAGGTTTGAGGGGTGATGGCGAGGCGTTGAGCAATCTCATTAAGGGGCACCTTGTCAAGGTAGAGACGGCGTGCAAGGTCATATTTAGCAGGGTCTTTTGGGGTAAATGGCTTATTCATGGTGTCTATTTGTATGGCGGGTTGTATTTATATTGTCAACATGTTGTATATTTGCAAAAGCTATAATCTAGGGGCTTGTTATTGATTTTATCTATATGCATGAGAATTATCTAAGACGCGCGGAGCTTGTACAGGAGATCACTCGTGAGCACTACGAGGCGGGGCGGCTTGACCGTTGTCATGCGGAGGTGTGGCGCAGATGGGTCTATCCTGTCTATCCTTGTTGCTATCATACCTATCTCTCACTCTTGAGAGTGGATGTGGCTAAGGAGCGTCTATCGATGCAAGAGGCCATCAGTAAGCCCTCTCAAGCCCCCTCTCTTTTTCCCGATTTTTCTTTTTAGCACAATACCTTAAAGTGCAGCACAAGCTCTGAGAGTGACTGCTGTCGTATCCCCTTATCAGCCCCGAGGTAGGTCACCCCTTGCCTTGTCAGAACATGAATAATCTTAACCGCAATCTGTATCGGTATGAGATTTCCATCTAAATGCGATCGAGGTGCCATGATATTGGCAAACGTTGCAATATCATGGTAGAGACGTATGTCAAAATAGAGGGTTGATAGATCGACCTCTTTGCACTCCTCGCTCGTCTCGCTCTTAACATCAAAGAGCGCAGCCGGGGTGATAATAGGGGGGTGCTTACTCTCTCCAAGATACTGATCGACCTGCCCTCCATCGAGGGCGAGGTATCGGAGCTCAGTTACAGCTCGCAGGCTGTTAAGTAGGGTGTCAATTAGATTGCTGTTCATAGTCAGGACAGTAAAGGGTTAGTAATTCGGCGGCTTCTTCTTCTGATGGCGGCTCGGATAGAGCTGCCTCATCGGTCTTATCATCCCACGGCAGGGGCATGAGTGTGGTAATACCGACTCGCTCTCGGAGATGGGGCGATAGGGTGGCATAGACGACTTGCCGCGTCCGCTCCCACTCTCCTCGGATAATAGCAGTCTCTCGCTCATGTATCTCAGCGACTACCGCCTCCCACTCCTCCCGCGTCAGGTTACAAAAGTCGTTGCGAGAGAGCCCCCCTCGCACAAGGGCAGCTGCTAACTCACGCTCTATACTGTAAGGTCTATTATCGCTCATAGTATGTGGTGTCTAAGGTGGTTGGTGCTGTTGTTAGGGTTAGCTCCGATCGCTGGTGATAGGCGTCCCATCGCTCCCCGGCGAGGTGGTAGCGATGTCCCTGGCGGTTGCGCAAGCTGTAGACTTTGTCAGTCGCAAATGGAGTTGTCGCATCGGTCGATAGCGTGATGGTGTCATGATGCTCACCCATCAAAGCAAAGTAATTAGCCGCCACGCGCTCCGGGATGGTTGTACCTCCGAGTGCAGCAAGAGGAGTGCCCTCCTTGCTGCGTACAAGCCCTTTGAGTTGCGGAGAGAGCTTGCAGCCCTCAATTAGCGTCGTGTACGCAAGGTCACACGGCTCTCCCTCTCGTACATAGTCCCGCCCTCGATCCGCGATTAAAAAGCTATCCTTTTTATCCTCGTCGCGATAGTTGTATGATATGCCGATGCTTCCAACGGCCACCGCTTTGGGGTGGTACTCTGTGTATTGATCGTCTCGGCACGCAAAAAAGCGCAGGGGGATGTGTACGGCAATGTGCGTGAGATTATAGCTCTTAATCGTCTTACGATACTTGTGTACCTCGAGGGTTTGCGGGAAAGGTAAAAGCGTTGTAAAAGAGTAGGTTCCGAGTGCCTCGCTGCCTACTACCTCCTTGATTTTTACTCGATCGTAAGGTAGCTTCTTGCGTACCTCAGCGGTAAACTTTTCGGGGGTGCTGCTCTCTTTGCTTAGTTTTGCCGCGAGGGGGGAGGTAAACGTAGCCATCCCGTCTTTTGCCTTACCCTCTCTGTCGTCAAAATCGTACCATAGGATATACCCACTCTTACGCTGCCTCTCCTCCTCAGCGACCCCCGCAACGACGGGGCAATTTTTTGGGTCATTAATAGCCATCTTATAGGCAGGGGCTTGTAGCGTCGAGACCATCTCCGAGGAGCGATGCGAGTTGTCGACAAGTGTAATCTCCGCAACGGATAGTATCTCTACGTCATCCGGCAAGCCCTCGGGCAACGTGTCCGAGGGAAACCCGAGCTCAACACTCACCGTAAACCCTTTGGCTCCCTTGGGGGGCTCATAGGGATAGCTCACGACAATACCCTCGTCGTAGATATACGGGAGGATAACCTGCATCCCCTTGCCCTGTTGTGCTAGTGAGGGGCGTGTCGCTTGACTATTGATACCGTAAGTCGCGCACAGCTCAAGCGGCGAGACAAACGTCTGCGCAAAGTAGTTGCCCTTATGATTGCTGCATCCCTTGATAGGGAGGGCTACAGGCTTAAGAGGATAGAGGGTATCGAGCTCGTCAGATGGTAGGTTGATGCGCACCGATCCGTAGCGAGACTCCGCCTCGAGGCTAGGTATCTCATAGAGCGGATGGGTGTCCGTCTCGAGCATTGTTGCGCCCGTCCATCGGTGCGCCGTCGAGTGGATACGCCACTTTCCTCGTACTTGATATACCACAAGCCCGAGCGACTGCAGTATCCCCTCCAGCACATCACTCGCCTTTTGCGATGAGCGCATCCCGTCCTCATCCGTCCTGTAGCCATCCGCATTGATATACGCAGTTGTGAGGAGCGTTGCAGCATCCCCGAGCGTCTCGATCTCCGATACGCCAGTGCGCTTGAGGCAGGTCTTGACAACCTCATAGAGACTCGTAAGTTGCGACTCCGATGCACGAGGGAGAGACCGGATAGGGAGGTAGTAATCCTCTAGGGTCTTGAGTCCACATACGGCAGTAAGAGTAACCCCGTAGGGCAGTCGGTCGTACTCCTCCTCGTACAATCCTCGCTCGAGGCGGCCGGCAAAAAGGGTATTTGTCGAGTCAAGCACCTTGATAGTCCACTCTCGATCATCATGCAGGAGGGGCTCTAGCATATAATGTGTCTCGCTCATAACATGCAGCTCACAACGCATCGGCCACAAAGGGTCGAGCGGAGACCGGGTGTCGCGCTCAAGGATAAGAGGCTCCTCACCCCACAACGTTAGCTCGCGAGTAGGAGCAGTAGGACGTGCTCCGTCGCGCTCTAGGGTAACAGTGATCTGACGCCCAACATGGGCTATATAACGCTCGTAGGTCATGATATTACTTATAAGATCCGTTTTTGGCTATATATAGCTTATATTTACCCCATCCGTCATTATGTGCATATATATCATACGTAGTGCCTCTATCGAGTACTACATTGTAGTAGCTGCCTACTTGATGCCCTTGCATATCCGGATTACCCATTGTCGTGCGGTTGCCATACCGGAGGATGCTTGCTGCATGGGGCGTCGTAAATAGACGCCAGTGCCGTGCCTGACCGCGACCAATCCCGTCTAGCGTCTGTATATCGTAGACAATCGTTGCGGAGCCGTCTCTGTGATACTTGTCCCCTATTTTGTACTCTTTATCTCGGAGGATTTTCTTGCTTTGTTCGATGTGTGTGGAGGGGATATTATTCATCGGCCGGTATATCTCATAGTTGTGTACAATGCGTACATAGCCGTCGATCCCGCCTCCTCCCCACGGATCCGGTTTATGGCCTCCTCCTACATACTCATTGTTAGTGTAGTCAGACCACTCACTCGATGATGTCCCGACTGCGCGATAGGCAAACTTAATGATGTCTTGCTCTACATCGCCTAGTCGTTGCTCCGACTCGTTTTGTTTTGTTTTGAGTTCCTCTTGCAACTGACGGATAGGACGCAGGTAGTTATCATCTAGGGTCTCCCAGTTAACTTGATGCCCCTCGACAATTTTACGCACTTGATTAAAGTCATCGTATCTTGCCATGCCGTTTTGTATGCGTGACAGATAGATGCTCTCTTGTGTTATCTTTTGTGCGGTTGAGGATGACAGATAATCAAGACTAGGTATGTTAGGTATGTAAGCAGTAGGCTCTAGTATATCTCCATCCTCTACTAACTCTACCTTGACATCTGCAAACTCTATCCAATCTCCGTCTATCCAGTGATTTTCATCCCCTCTCCAAGGATGGGCGTACAAAGTCCCCCGTACATTTACCTCTTTGTGCTCTGTATTTTTCGCAATGTAATAGCGGCCGTTTTTGTTTTTTAGGTATTTCTCGTCGAGCAGCTCTTGTCGAGATGCACCTGCGACACGCCAGGAGGTTATGATTGTTTTTGTTGTCTTATCTTCTTGTAGCTTATCAGAGTACATAGAGACAACAACGTACATCTTATCATGCTTAGTGACACGGTAGATCCCATCACCCTTGTATGTTACGTGTACATTATCTGCTCCGTGCCCCATGTTAGGGTATATTTTAACATTCGACAGCCAAAGATTGGGACGTACAGGGTCTGCATCTTTGCCGTCTGCGCCTTTCGCTCCCTGTATGCCTTGAGGCCCCTGTATGCCTTGAGGCCCTCGGACACCTTGCGCCCCGGTGGGACCTGCAGGACCGAGGAGGCTTGGGCTCTCCTTACCGGCAACTACGAGCTGGTTACCCTTCCAGCTAATGTCCAAGTCCGCGAGTGTCAGACTCTTGCCGTCTGCGCCTTTCGCTCCCTGTATGCCTTGAGGCCCCTGTATGCCTTGAGGCCCTCGGACACCTTGCGCCCCGGTGGGACCTGCAGGACCGAGGAGGCTTGGGCTCTCCTTACCGGCAACTACGAGCTGGTTACCCTTCCAGCTAATGTCCAAGTCCGCGAGTGTCAGACTCTTGCCGTCTGCGCCTTTCGCTCCCTGTATGCCTTGAGGCCCCTGTATGCCTTGAGGCCCTCGGACACCTTGCGCCCCGGTGGGACCTGCAGGACCGAGGAGGCTTGGGCTCTCCTTACCGGCAACTACGAGCTGGTTACCCCTCCAGCTAATGCCCAAGTCCGCGAGTGTCAAACTCTTGCCGGGCTCACCCTTGAGGTCGTCAGTGTGTGGGAGATATGTTGTGCTTTCTTGCGTTTCTCCCTCCTGCACCTCCTCTAGCTTAATGTTGCTGTATCGAGCCGCAACGCCTCGAGTCTTGCCTGCTCGACCTGCATAGCCTGCTATCCCCACAGTGTTATGCACGCCAGCGGGGATATATATACTTACCCTCGCCTTTGTCTTATCACCTAGTGACAAGTGACTATACAAGTGATTATTGTCCCTCTTGTACATTAGTAAGCTAACGCCGTCAGGCTTCTCTCCGCCTGTCCACTCAAAGTCGGCACTTACGACATAAGCGATCCCATCTTTTAGCCACATTGGACCTACGAGCCAGTTGTAATTGTAATTATCGCTTGAGGTACCATTGTCCCTCGCGTCGAGCGTGACAACTCTATCTATGTATCCCTTCAGCAAATTGGGACGGATTGGGGCAGCGTCCTTGCCGGGTGCTCCTTGTTTACCTGTAGTTGCAGCAATAAATTCTCTGTCGAGTTTTAGGGTATCACGGATGAGCTCTGCGGTCGGTATTCGTTGCAGGAGGACAAAGTCGCGACGCACCTCAATGCTTGTGTCTATCTTAAGTCTCTCAAGCAGACGTTGTTCTTCCGCCGTCTTGCTCTGTAGCTTGCCCATCGCGTCAAGGATGCGAGCCGCTGAGGTTGTTACGATAATCTTTGTATGCCAGCTCTTAAGGCTGGAGGCTTGCACAGTGTAAGAGAGCCCTTGTCCAACCGCCTCTCCACCAATCTGCCAAGATGGTTTAAGGGAGGTGACAAACTCAGTCACATCTACGCCCTTACTCGTGTAGATACGTACAGATAGCTCTGTTGCCGTTGTGCTATGCTCGTCTAATACTACACCGTTAGATGCCTCTATCCGCAATGCAAACGGACGCTTATCGCCAACAAAGTAGGCAATATGGCTAAGGTGCTCGTCAAGCAAGCTCTCACTGATAACGATGTTACCAGCCGGCTCCGTATCCTTAATCCGCCGTGAGGGACGTAGGTAGATCATGATTAGATAGAGAGGTTAAGGGTGGCAAAATCCTCCGGCGTGAGCGCATCGGCAAACGCCTCGGCAGAGGCAAATGGCAACTCTCGCCCCTCCCTCCGAGCCGTGCTCGCGAGGATACAATAAATAAACTTAATCGTGTCGCTTGCATTGTCCTGCTCGATCGTAGAGGCCTCTCGACCCGTCATCTCCTTAAAGGACAAAAATGCCCCCATCGTTACGATAAGGTTGTACTTCTTGCCATCGATAGTGATGCTCCCCATCTTACCCTTAGTGGGCTGTGTGGCTGTGTGTTCGGTTGTTTTCATTGTTTTGTTTTTTAATTCCGGGACAAAATTAAAACCCAAAATAGGGGCGGAGAAGTAGATTGTAACTCCCTTACAATCTGTTTTTTACCTCCGTCAATTGGTTGCAACTTTGCCCCCGAAATTAAATTGTTAATATGCCCAAGCCCAACACACCAACCACCCCCACTACAGAGACTATCGACCTCGTTATTAACGACGAGAGTATTGTCAATGATAGAGGGTATAATGTGCTTAATGCAGGTCTTGACCGTACCCGCTACGATATTAATCCCGTCCTACTCTATGATCATGATACCTCGCAGCTTATCGGACGCTGTGAGGGGATGCGTGTAGAGGGGAGTAAGCTCATAGGCTCTTTTGTCTTTGATTCTGCCTCTCAACTCGCCGCCGAAAAGCTGCGGCAGATTAAGGACGGGTTTCTGGGGGGGGTGTCTGCAGGTTTTTGCATCCTCCATATGCTCTTTGATGAGTTGCATGACACTGTCGATAAATGGGAGCTGTACGAGGTGTCCGTCGTGACACTCCCCTCTAATAAGGGCGCGGTCAAGCTCTATGCGCAGGATGGTCGCCCCCTCTCACCTCAAGAGGAGACGCAGCACATCGAGCAGCTACGATCCGTATATACAACTAATACCAATACTAATATGCCAAACACACAATCCCCCACGCAAGAGAGGGTAACCCTCTCAACCGAGGCCATGACCGCTCTCGGTGTATCGCAAGCAGCCTCAGGAGACGAGCTCTCTCATGCTGTACTTGCAATGAGTAAAGAGCTCACAGCCCTCAAGACTACTCTAGAGACGCAGCGTGTCGCCCGGCGCGATGAGCTGATCAATCAAGCCCTAGCAGCCGGAAAGATTACCGCACAGCAAAAGCAGGTCTACAGCGACCTCTACGATGCTAATCCCCAGCTCTGTTGCGATACGCTTGCTGCCCTACCCGGTCGTCGCAACATTGCCGATCAGTTGCACACGACCCCCTCTGCAACCATCGATGGAGACTGGGATACCCTCGATAAACAGGGTAAACTTGCCACGCTCAAGGCACAAGACCCGGACAAGTTCCGCACCTTGTTCAAGGCTAAATTCGGAGTAGACTACCGCGAGTAACCAAGACCTTATTAACCTTAATCTAATACCAACACACATGCCACTTAACAAAGAAATTTGGGTGCCCTCGATCATAGGTCACCTCCACCAGCCTAACACTGTGCTCGCTAAGAGTGTAGATCACTCAGAGTACATAGATGGTAAGACCGTACACGTGCCCAATGCCGGTGCTGCCGCCAAAATCGGTAAAAACATAACGGAGCTCCCACTTACGGTATCTTCCCGTACAGACCTCGACCTAACCTATAATATCGATGACTTTAAGATCTACCCGATGGTTGTCACTGATCTTGAGCAAGTCGAGCTATCATACAATAAGCGAGAGAGCGTTACGGCCGAAAACAGAGCTAAGCTCTACGACGAGGTGACCTCCGATACTGTCGCCAAATGGGTGGCCGGTGCCAAGCCCACAAAGAAGACCGGCTCCCTCAAAGATGCCATCAAGGCGGCCGCTAAGAAATTTGCTAAAGATCGTGTGCCAAAGGGCGAGCGATATATTATGCTCACTGAAGAGGGATACTACGATTTCCTCGATGAGTTGTCAGAAAAGGAGCAGTTTGCCTTCGGTGCTACTGCGGATGCCGCAAAGGGCATACTCGGTACCTTCTTCGGGTTCCAGTTCGTCGATGAGTACTACCTGCCGAAGGACGTGCATATGCTCGCATGGCAAAAACAGTCGCTCTCGCACGCCATCGGCAATGTCAAACTATACTCGTCCGAAGGTGACCCCACCTACTATGGCGACGTGGTCTCGGGTGAGCTCCGTGCCGGTGGATCTGTTATCCGCGACGACAAAAAGGGTGTCTACGTTGTTGATGCAGATGGAGTAGCCGACACCGCCCCCAAAGACAAAATGGAGGATATGGATGCCAACGAATAACCAATAACCTAGATCTAATACTCACACACTTTAGGGGGTGGGTAATGATTATCCACCCCCTACCTTAACAACCATGTACACTACCGACATCAAACGCAACAATCCAGGTAACATCCGTCCCTCCAAGATTGCGTGGGCAGGGGAGCAGACGCGTAAGGGGCAGCCCTTTTGTGAGTTTGTAACCATCGAGTATGGCTGCCGAGCAATGCTTAAGCTCCTTACTCGATATATCGATAAGCACAAGCTTCGCACCCCCCGTGAGATCATATCAAGATGGGCTCCTCCCACCGATGGTAACAACACCGAGGGCTATATCCAGGCCGTCGCACGCCTATCGGGTATCAAGCCCAATGTGATTATCAGCCATGACCAAGATGTGCTAATCAGCCTCGCCATGGCCATGACGCAAGTCGAGCACGCTGGTAAATGCCCACCTCTCCCCGTATGGCAACAAGCCTGTATGATGTTCTAACCCTCTAATCCTATCCTGTTATGCAGATCCTTATCAACCTTATAGCCTTTTTCTTCGGCATCGCGATTGGTTACCTGTATGGCTACTATGTCCGCTCTAGGAGGGCTATCAAGCGTCTTAACGAGAGTATTGATCGCACTCGTCGAGAGCAAGAGCAGCTACGTGCTCAATACGCCGAGATGCGCGCGCAATACTCGGTTATCAGCAACAAGCTAACCGAGATTAAGGAGCAGCGTATGCGTACTCCTGCCATCCGTCCTAGACGTATTAATCGCCTGTGATGAGTCTTGTCGTTGATATAGTTATTGCCCTTGTTGGGGGTGGAATTATTGGTACGATTGTCAACGTAGTAACCTCTCGCCGTAATCGCAGAGCGGAGGGTATCAAGAGTTACCAAGATACCATCAATATGTTAATGGAGACTAACTCGGAGCTGATCAAGGAGCGTACGCAACTCATGCAAGAGCTCTCCGACCTCCGCTCAAAATTCGATGATGATAATGCGTAGACTAATCTCCATCCTCGCCCTCCTCCTTGCTCTTGCAAGTTGTAAGGCTCGAGTTGTCCCCGTTGACATTCACCACTACCACCGAGATAGTCTCGTGACAGTACAGAGAGACACTATCTATACACGAGATAGTGTCATCATCAAGCAGCTCGGAGATACAATATACATCCGTGAGACTTCCGACCGCATCCGCTCGTCTGTAGAGACGACACAAGCGCACCGAGCAGACTCTGTACCGCCTCCTAGTGTCTCAACGCTTAAGCGTATTATAGAGACACAGGACACGGAGCAAAAGGGCAGTAATATCCTCCTTTTGCTCGCTCTCGGAGCTGCTATACCTATCGCTCTATATGTCATGTATAGATTCGCCAAAACCAAAAAATAAACCATACAAACACAAAAGATTATGCCCGAACCTGCTCAATCCCCAGCCACTCCCGCCGAAATTATTAATGGGAGTACTATCATGCTATTTGTCGGTGGTAAGCCGACACTCGTCGCTAAAAGCCACAAAATCTCTTACAGGTCCAGTACAGAGTCTGTCATCACAAAAGACGTGGATTCCTCTCTTTACGCTCAAAAGATGGTCAAACAGATTGATGTTACCATCTCTGTCGATGCCTTTGTCGCCGTGCCCAATAACAGCGGTATCGTAGCTGAGGATCTCGTGTCCCAGCTGCTTAAAGCCAAAGAGGTGACCTGCAAATATGGCAAAAAGGATAAGACGGGCAAGTACCAGGAGGGTAAGTTCATTATCGACTCTATCGACATTACCTCACAAGCAGGTGAGCGAGCAACTTACTCTGCAACCCTCTCCAATACTGGCCCCATCGTCGAAAAAGGTTCCTAAGTGCCGCCAAGAGGGGTATAAAAAGCCCCTCGCCTCTTGCCCCGAATCGCCAAACTCTAAGGGCAAGAAAAAGGTGCAGTACCACCTAGCGAGGGGATTGATGTCCCTTAGTGGTACTGCACCTAATTATTTAATGAGTTTGGCACTACAAAAGTAGTGCATTTATCGATACCAAAACTATGATACAATACACTACAGCCCCTTTGCCATTTGCGGGGCAAAAACGCAGATGGCTAAAGCAGATCGAGCCTATTATCCGCTCGCTGCCCTCTAATACGACCTTTGTTGATGTCTTCGGTGGCTCGGGGCTCGTATCCCGCCTCTGCAAGGATATCCATCCTGCCGCACGTGTCATATACAATGATTACGACAACTACTCCGAGCGTCTCCGCCATATTGCCGAGACCGAGCAGCTAAGGCAAGATATTATCTCTGTCCTTGCCCCTATCAAACATAATGCCCGCGTACCGGATGAGTACAAAACTCTTGTCCTACGAGTGATACAAGCTCATCAAGATCGATACCATTATGTAGATTGGATAACCTTGTCAGGATGGCTGTTGTTTACTAATAACTTTGCCTATTCTCTCGAGGATTTAGCCTCAAGAGGCTTCTATGCCCACCCGAGCCGTACGGCTCTCTCCGATGCTGACGCATCCGAGAGATATTTGAGGGGGTTGGAGATTGTATCTGTCGATTATAGAGAGCTACTATCAGCACACAAGGACGCCTCTAATACGATACTAATCCTTGATCCTCCCTATCTATCAACCGAGTGTGGCGGATATAGAGGCAGTTCGTGGTCGTGCGATGATTACCTAGATCTCCTCACCTCGATGCCAACCAATAATTACCTCTACTTCTCTTCGACTAAGTTCGACTTCGTACCGTTTCTCCGCCGCACCTCCGCTGCGTGGGGTTATCAGCATCCATTTGTCGCGGCTCAAGTATTGTGCCGACCCAACCCGTTCGGGTCGGGCGGAGCTAATCCCGAGGTACTCTATTATAAGTTAAGTAGCGATTAA